AGTTAAGTTAAAAACTTACTTAAAAAAATTAGAAAATGGCAAATAGTAACGGTTGGGGTGACGGAGCAGCAAACAACACAATAGGTTGGGGGCAAGGAGCAATTAACGCTATTGGTTGGGGTTCTGTTTACGCAGTAAGTTCAGCAGGGCGTACTGATATAATTGGAACAACAGCAACTGCACCTGTTAATACTGTACTTCCTAATGTTACAGGCACAAATTTTTATGTTGCTGATGTACTTACAACAACAGACGGAACTTGGAGCGGTTCGCCAACAAGTTTTAGTTACCAATGGAAACGTGGAGTAACTAATATAGGCACTAACGCAAACACTTATACTTTAGTAAGTGCAGACGCAAACACGAATATAACTTGTGTAGTAACAGCAACTAACGCAACAGGTTCAACACCTGCAACATCTAATGTAGTTACAGCTGCTGTTTTAGCTGCACCTACAAATATAGCACTACCTTCAATAGACACAAGTATTATTTGGGAAGTAGGTAATACAATTAGTTTTACAGGAGATACTTGGGACGGTAACCCTGTTCCTGTTTTGACTTACCAATGGTTGCGTAATGGTGGAGATATAACAGGCGAAACTAACGATACTTATTTAACGGTTTCTGCTGACTTAAATCAACTTGTAAGCGTAAAAGTTATAGCAACTAATTCACAAGGAACAACATTTGAAGTAAGTAACGCAGTAACAGTTCAATAATGAAAAGTAATTATTTAGCAACAGCTTATTTTATATCGGGTTTTTTAACTTCGTTTTCTTTAATGTTTCAAGGCACAGAACCTTATATTAATTTAGCAGGAGTTACTTTATTTTTATATTTAACGTTCAGTTTGACTGAAGCATTAGAAGACTTATGAAACTACAATTTTTTTTATTACTTTATACAATTAAAAATTCAGCATTGAAATTACTTACTATTTGCTTTTCTTTTTTCTTACCAATTAGCGGAATACTTGGACTTTTATTTGCTTTGATATTGTCGGACACGGCTACAGGTATTTGGAAAGCAAAACATTTAAAAGAAAAAATAACTTCACGTAAACTTTCAACAATTATTTCTAAAGTTTTACTTTATGAGTTGTGTGTTATTCTATTTTATTTAATAGATTATTTTATATTAAACGACATAGTGTTAACCGTGTTTTCTGTTCCATTAATGCTTACAAAAATTTTAGCATTGGTTTTAGCTTCAATAGAAATAATGTCCATTTCTGAAAATTGGAGAATAGTTAAAGGAGTAAATTTATGGCAATCAGCAAAATTACTTTTTACACGTGCAATAGATATTAAAAACGACATTAATAAATTAAAATGAATTTAAGCGCACACGTTACACTTGCAGAATTTGAAAATTCACCGACTGCAACGACACACGGAATAAACAATAAAATGAACGAGTCGCAAATTGCGTCCGCAAAATTATTGTGTGAAAACGTTTTTGAACCTTTGAGACTTTACCTAAACACACCAATAAAAATTAATTCTGGCTATCGTTCATCACAATTGAATAAAATGATTAAAGGAAGTTTAAGTAGCCAACATTGTAAAGCTGAAGCTTTAGATTTACATATTGGCGCTAAAGGTTTTAATTTTATTAAAGACAAATTAAACTTTGACCAATTAATTTGGGAGTTTGGAAACGATGAAAATCCACAATGGGTTCACGTTAGTTATAGTTCTAAAAATCGCAAACAAGTTTTAAAAGCAACCAAAAAAAATGGGAAAACTATTTATAGTAATTATTAGCATTTTTCTTTATTCGTGTTCTGCTCAATATCATTTGAACAAAGCAATTAAAAAAGGTTATGTTTGTGAAGACATAGCAGACACTTTGACAATAACAAAGTTGGATAGCGTTTTAGTTACAAAATTTGACACTACGTATTACAAAACTTTTATAAATACTTTTGACACCATAATTCAATGGAAGACGCAGTACGTTCCTAAAACACGGTTAGACAAAAAAATAGAATATAGAATTAAAGTTAAGACTATTTACAAAGACCGTATTGTAGAAAAAGCACAAGCACGAGCTGAAGGGCAAAAGGCAAAAGCCGAAGTTAAATTAAACCGACCTAAAGGAAATTTAAACCTTCTTTTTGTAGGAGTTGGAATAGGTTTACTACTTTCGTGGTTATGGAAGTACGCAAAAAAATCATTAATCTAAATTTTTTATGAAAAATAACAGCGCAAGGTTTCGACTTAAACAAGACGAAATCGAAATACTTATGCAGTACAGGGGCATCAAAGAAGCAACTGACGAAGCTGGAGTTGACGAAAAAGACGTAAAACACGTAAAACACGGATGGTTAAAAACTAAACAAGCTTCTTTGTTCTTTAAGAACCCAAACTTTAAACAGGATGAACTAAACGCTATTCAACAAATAAAAGACGAATGTATAAAAGAAGTAAAGTTATACGCTCCAAAATATAATGATGCAATAATAAAATACGATATTGACACGGACGGACATTTACTTGTAATTGATATTGCCGACTTACATATAGGAAAACTTGCAACGGCATTTGAAACAGGCGAAGACTACAATTCACAAATTGCCGTTAAACGTGCAAAAGACGGACTACAAGGCATTTTAAACAAAGCAAAAGGGTTTTATATAGATAAGGTTTTATTTGTTGCAGGAAACGACATTTTACACACCGACAACGGAAAAACAACAACAGCAGGAACACCGCAAGATACAGACGGAATGTGGTACGACAATTTTATAATGGCTAAAAATTTATACATTGAACTTTTAGAAAAGTTAATGAATTTTGCTGATGTTGAAGTTGTTTACAATCCAAGCAACCACGATTTAATGCACGGTTTCTTTTTAATGCAGTTAATAGAAGCACACTTTAACAATAGTACAATTCGTTTTAACGTAGATTTAAAACATAGAAAAGCGTTTAGGTATGGAAGTAACTTAATAGGAACTACACACGGTGACGGAGCAAAAATCGAAAACCTACCTTTATTACTTGCTACGGAGTTTCCTATACTTTGGAGCAAAACTAAACATAGATATATTTATTCACACCACGTACACCACAAAACAAGCAAAGACTTTATAGGTGTAACATTTGAAACGTTACGCAGTCCGTCAGGTTCAGACAGTTGGCACAAAAAAATGGGATATACAGGAGTTCCACGAGCGGTTGAAGGCTATGTCCACCACAAAGAATTTGGGCAAATTGCACGTTTAACACATATTTTTTAATATATTTGCAGTTCATAGTTAGTTAAAAGAAAAACAGTTATAAGCTCCCCAGCACGTAGCTGTTTTTTTTTGTCACAATAACACTAAATAAAGTTTACAAATACATACATTTTTGTAAGATATGCTTTACATAATAGGAATAATTCCGATTTATTAAGTAAAATTTACCTTTATTAAGTATTTTTTCTATTCAGCAAACCCAATAAACACAAGCATTTTAAAAATAAATTAAAAATAATTGTTAAAAAGTATTGCAGTTATTAAAATAGTATTTATATTTGCATATAATTATTAACGAAAACAAAAACAAATACTATGAAAACTTATTTTTTTATTTATGCAGATGAGCAGGGAAATGAATTATGGATAAACGCATATCAATGCAAAGATGATAACGAAGCATCTGAATTATCAAATAAACTTTTTATGAATACTATGTTAGGAGATTGTGACAAAGTATATTTCGTACAAGGATAATTAACAAAACAAGGGGTGCGACTTGGTAACGCACATTAATTTAAAAACTATGAAAACAGAATTTAGCAAAGTAATTGACATCTTGGAACTACAACAACAAGAAGACAACCACACCACAAACCAACTGCATTTAATTATTCAAACGTTAGCAACATTTTTAGACGATGAGCAATTGCAGGAAGTAGAAAATTTATTTAACCAATTTAAAAAATAAGACTATGAAAGATTTTAGAATTGAATACCAAGACAAAGACCAGAACGAATTGTTTATCGGAATTGTAACCGCAGTTGACCTGCAAGACGCAACCGATTACGCAAACAAATTATTTACCGAAACTAAACTAAACGATTTATACGCTTTTGTAATAACTGAAATAATAACTGAACTATGAAAAACTTAATTGATTACTTTACACCAACAACCGAAGAACACAAATCGTTTTTAAGGCACTTTTTAGGCACTCTAACGGCTTTTATAGTATTGGGTGGTATGTTCTATTGTTTAATGTATTTAAAAGCGTTGTAAGATGAAAAATAGAAATTTAGAATTATGGAACAGGGGTTGGGAATTAACCTACGAATTTACAGGTTGGCAATATTCAATTGCAGGGACTTGGGAATTTAACGATTGGGACGAAGTTTCGGAGTTTGCATTTATTGAACTTGACGTTGAAATTTCGCAAAAGTGGTTAATTGAAACTGACGACCATTTACAACCGCACGTTTTGGGGGTTCGTCTTTTAGAAGATTTACGTTTAGAAATGCAGGAAATAATAAACAGCGATTTAGCAAATTACGATTTTTGGGAATGGAAAACAAGCAACGACGATAGTAACTATAATTTTTATAACGAACTATGAAAAGCGGAACAATTTACGACCAATTAGATTGGTGGCAACGGCAGGATAGGGGTTCTTTTGACTTAATGTTATACCTTGAAATTTGCAGAATAAAAAAAAACGAACAAACTAAATATAAACCTATGAAACGATTTAAAGCAACATTTAAAACTTGGGCATACGTTGGCGCAACTGTTAAGTTAGAAACACGAATTGTTGAAGCTTACGACACCCAGCACGTTAAAAACTTAATACAAAAAAATGACGATATTATAATTGAAATTAAACAAATAGAAAAATGAACCAAAACAAAATGTACAGGTGTATAAGACTTATGGAATACCTACAAGAAAAATCAAGAAATATGAATACAATAGCAAAATATTTAAATGTAAGTATGAGAACAGTTTACCGGTACTTAAAACTTTATGAAGCACTTGGATATAAAGTAAAAAAAGATATGTTTAACAAAGTAAAATTAGAAAAATGATAGAATTAATAAAACAAATAATAGAACAAGACGGACTTGCTCAAAAAAACCGTAAAGCTGAAATAATACACAAACGAGTTTATTTATTTAATACGCTACGAAAACAAGGTTACACTTTAAAAGGTATTGGAAGTTTATTTAGAATGAACCACGCAACAATTTTACACGGTTTAAAAAACTAC